CGTCCGCGTCCGCGACGATCTCGCTGACCGGGGCGCCGGCGAGGTCCGTGAGGTCGGTGTACTGGGTGCCGCCCGTGAGGGCATCCCACACGGTGCCGACGGCGCCGGGGCGGACTAGGAGCTGGTTGCCGACGCGCTCCATGGCGTAGTCGGCCGGGCTACCCCCGAAGATGTGACGAGCCACTGGTGATCTCTCTTTCTGCTCAGGGGGTCCAGTAGGAGCCGTCGATGGTGAGGACGTCGCCTTCGCGGATGTTGAACGGCTGGTTCGTGTACACGCTGAAGCTGTTCGGCACTGAGGTGCTGCTGCTGCCGTTGGTCATCGAGTAGCGAAAACGGGAGATCTTCGTGGTCGACTCGGTGGGGAACGTCATCGCGGCGCCGAGGGCCGTTCCCTCCCCGTTCATGCTGGAGAAAGTCCACGTGAACAGGGACCGGTGGTTGGTGACGCAGGGCAGGCCGGGCGGCAGGGACACGCTGATCGGGTCCGGGTAGCCGGGCGGGTTCGCTGTCGGGATCACCTGGATCGTCAGGTCGACGCGCTTCCCGATGGCGTGGTAGTGGCCGATGTTGGTGGCGTAGGTGCCCCAGTGGAAGTTCGTCGTGCCGGCGGACCACTGCGGGGTGTAGGTGCCCTCGGGGGTGCCCGTGCTGGCGATGAGGCGCCAGGCCGCTCCGTCTCCGGCGTAGAGCTTGCCGTCCTCGAGGAGGAGCTGGTTCTTCGCTGCCGGGGGTCGGGCTCCGGCGATGGAGGGGACGACGCCGCGGTCGGTGAGCCAGCGCCGGTCGAGGACGTTCGCGGCGGTCACGACGCTCGCTCCGGCGGCGACGGTGCACTGGGCGAGGGGGATCTCCCAGATGTCGGACTCGTCCTGGGTGAGGGTGGGTGCGGTGGTGCCGCCGGTCTTGTATTCGGCGGTGACCTTCTTGGTGGTCTGGTCGGCGCGGAGGACGACGTAGTCGATGCGTGCGGCGCCGCCCGCGTTGACGGGCACGGTCAGCGGCTTGTTGGCGTCGTTGTGGTAGAAGAAGCCGTTGACGAAGGCCATGCCGGGGGCGACGGTGACGGTGGTGGTGCCGGATCCGGTGACCTTGCAGGCGGTGGAGGACGGGTCGAGGGCGTGGACGCCGTCCAAGCCCCACCTGCGGGCCATGCGTGACCACTGGAGCTGGGTGGTGATCGGAGAGCCGTCGAACGGCGCGCTGAACTCAGCCATCTCAGGCCGCCTTCCTGGTCTTCAAGCGCCCGATGTCCTTCTTGAGGCGGGCGATGTACTGGTAGATGCGGGCGACTGTGCCGTCGCCGGTGTCGCCGCCGACGGTGGCCTTCACGGAGGACCCGCCGACGGTGCTGGTGAGGGTGACTTCGCGGACGACGTCGGTGTGCCAGACCCCTCCGCGGAGCTGCGCGGAGACGGTGTCGCCGACGTTGTAGTCGCGGCCGTAGCGCAGCATCGGCAGGTCGATCGGGGAGATGGCGAGCGAGCCCTGGCCGGCGCCGTTCGTCAGCGCCTCTTCGGCGGCTTGGTCCATCTGTGCGTCGAGGTCGACGCTGGCGGTGTCGACGCTGGTCTGGTCGACGAACTGCTCAAGGACGAGGCCGGTGAACAGGGGGTCGGGCCGGTCGTACACCTTGCACACGCGGGGGCTGGTGCCGCCGCCTGCGACGACGATGGCGCGGGTGCAGGTCGGCGGGGTCGTCGAGTAGTTGGCGTCGGTGAGGTTGCCGAGACGGAAGGAGAAGCGGGCGGTGCCGGACAGGTCGGCGGGCTGGAACACCTGGAACTGCAGGGCGTCGCCGACCTGGACGACGCGGAAGCCTAGGCCGGCCGCTTCGGCGATGTCCTGGAGCACCACCAACAGGTTGTCGAACTGGTTGACTTCCCGGACGAGGGCCGGGCCGTGGAAGCCGTCCGGGGCCAGGGTGAGGAGTGGGCTGCGGCGGGTGACGAGGGCGCCGGGCCCGGCGTTGAGGTTGACGAGGTTCCGCATGCCGGTCTCGGCTGCCGCCACATCGATCTTGTAGACGGGTGCGGTCTGGGATCCGATGGCGGCGGTCGGGTTGGGCCAGCAGGTGTAGCGGGCGAGGAGTTCGTCGTCGGAGACGGCGCCGACGGTGAGCTTGCCGCCGCCGGAGTCTGCTTCGGAGCGGGACCAGTCGGGGGTGCGGATCGGCCCGGACAGGACCGTGTGCCCGTCCGGGGTTTGCACGATGAGCCCGTTGCCCTCCACCAGTTTCGGGGCGGACGGCGAGTCGGCGGAGATGTCCATCGTCATGGTGCCGATCGCGTTGTGGCGGGGCACGACGGTGAGCTGCGTGTAGTCGGCGACCTGCCCGATGCGCTTCAGGTCTGGGTCGCGGACGTACACGCGGAGCGCTGTGGATTCCATGACCAGCCCTCCTAGGACGCCAGGTAGCGGGGCTGGTAGGTCATGGACACGCTCGTGGTAGCGGTGGAGCCGTCGACGACGAGGTTGAGTTGGTTGTCGCCTTCCTCAAGCGGCCACATGACGGAGTCGTCTGACAGGTCCGGCCACAGGTTGACGCTGCCGTTGAGGAGTGCGGTCTGGCGGCGCTCTCGGGTGTCGATGACGATCGTGTCGGTGCCGCTGATGGTGCGGTTGACGGTGAGTTCGTCGACGATCTGCTGGCCGGTGGTCAGGTCGGTGCGGGTGTTCGTGAGGGTGACCGCCGTCGCCGGTCCCTTGATCGTCCACACCGGGTAGGCGAAATCGTCGCCCGGGTTGGTGACAACGACCTCGCCGAGCACCTGGCTGTCGCCGACCAGCAGCGGCAGGAACGGGAAGAACTCCTCGGTCGAGCCGGCCTTCCAGTTGTGGGTGACCTCGCCGCCGATCCAGAACGGGGACGGCACACCGAACGTCAGCGCGTTGATGCACCAGCGCTCCCCCGCGGCGTCGAGGCTCTCGTCGCCTTCGAGGCCGCCGGTGTAGTAGGCGCCGATGGTGCGGGTCGCCCCGTCGGGTTCGGTCAGGGTGAGGGTGCCAACGCCGCGCTTCGGGTTGAGGCTGTTGATGAGGCGGCGGCGCCGCTCCTTGTACGCCTGCCGGGAGTCGTTGGCCCAGAGCGCGACCGGGAGGATGATCTCCTTGCCCTGGGCGCGGACGTCCCGCAGCTCGTATCCGTCGATGCCTGGGGACTCGTCGGTGGCGAACGCGTACTGCGGCATGTCGAGGCCCTTGGCGCCGGGCTGCAGCAGCCAGCCGTTCTCCCAGTCGGAGAACACCGTCGTAACGCCCCGCGGGTCCGTGAAGGACACCTGCGGCATCGGATTGATGAGTTTCGGCCACGGAACGCCGGACTGTTCCTCCGGCGGGACGTAGACGCTGGGGACCAGGATGGGCATGTCAGATCACCACCGTCCGGTTGAGCATGTCGTCCATGGCGAGCGCGTCGAGGACGGACTGGCGTGAGGCGGCCTCGCGTACCAGGGCGCTGTAGTGGAGGTGCCGGTCGCCGCCGTTGCGGATGGTCTGCTGGTTCTGCACCCGTGCCGCGGTCGCGGTGGCCGTCGAGCGGACTGCGCCGGCCATGCGCAGCGTGGAGCGTTCCACCTGCGGCACCATGTCGTCGACGCCCTGCGCGTAGCCCTGCCCCGTGAAGCGGCCCAGCCCACGGAGGATCTGCGACGGAGACTTGATCTTCAGTTCGACGCGGATGGTCTTCTGCACAGCCTTGGCGATCTTCGCCATCTGCGCTTCGATGGCCTTCTGCGTGGACGCGAGGCCGGTCAGGTAGCCCTTCCCGGACTGGGCGCCCGCGTCGTACATGGCGTCCGCGGCGTCCTTACCGAACGCGGTCGTGGCCTTGCTGATAGCCGACTGCACCGCGTTGATCTGCTTCAGCTCCGCGGGCGTGGCGTCGACGAGGGCCTGCGCGTAAGCGGCGCCCTGCTCCGGGCCGGCCGCGATGATCTGCTGCAGCAGCGCCTTGTTGATGCCGCGCTTGTTCAGCAGCTGCAGGTTCTTCCCGAACGTCTTCAGCTGGTTGAGGCGCACGTTGAGCCCGGAGATGATCCCGGACGCGCCGAACACGTTGCCGCTGCCGGGCAGGCCGGTCATGCTCGTGAAGCCGAGGGCCTGCTCGGTGGCGCTGCCCGCGAGCTCCTTCGCAGCGGTGATCTGCGTGGCAATGTTGTCGCGCTGCTTGGCGAGGGCCTGGAGTTGCTTGTTCGAGTTGCTGATCTGCTTCAGCAGCTTGTTGTCCAGGGACGTCTTCACGCCCTTGAAGGCGTTCTTCACCGCCGTCGCGACCCGCGTCATGGCCGTGTTGATGGCGGTCGCGGTGCCGGCCAGGCTCTTGAGGAAGTCGCCTCCGACGGCGGCGGCGAGCGGGCCGGTGTTGATGCGCTTGCCGCCCACCCGGATGATGCCGCCCGTGGCGTAGCCGGAGGGCAGGCCGCGCCGGATCCCGACCACGCCGCCGCGGGCGTAACCGCCGGGCCGGTTGTACGCCCTGGACAGGGAGCCGTAGCGGGCGAGCGCGTACCGCATGGAGGCGAAAATGTTCGCCATCGGGTCGACGCTGACGCCGTACATGAACGGGCCGGTCTTCCGGTACTTCCCGGCATACGCCTGGAAGGTGCCCTTGATGACCTGCATCAGGCCGACGGAGGGGGTTCCGTTCTTCCAGTTGATGTCGGACCGGTTGACTGCGCGCGGGTTGCCGCCGGACTCCTGGTTCATCCGGCGCAGCGTGGTGTTGACCAGGCTGACGGACTGGTTGAGCTGGCCGAGGGCCTGGCGGACGACGCCGGTCCAGCGGGTGACGCCCTTGCCGCCGACGTCGCCGCCGGTGAGGTACTTCATCGGGTCGACGGTCTTGCCGTTGACGCGGGCCTCGAGGTGAAGGTGGGGGCCGGTGACGTTGCCGGTGGCGCCGACGGAGCCGATGCGGGCGCCCTGCTTGACGCCCTCCCCCGCCTTGGCTGCCATGGCGGACATGTGCGCGTACAGGGAGGCGAGGCCGCCGCCGTGGTTGATGGTGATGTGCTTGCCGTAAGGGCCGCCGGACTGCACCTTCTGCACGGTGCCGTTGTCCACGGCGACGATCTTCGTGCCGGTCTTCGCGGGGAAGTCGAGGCCGGTGTGCCGGCCCGACGACCACATGCGGCCTGCCACACCGAACCGGGTGCCGTAGGGGGCGTTGACCGGCTTGACCCATGCGCCGGACGACTCGGGGATGTCCTTGCCGCGGATGTAGTCGATGGCCTTGTCGATCAGGTTGATCGGGGCTGCTCCGATGGCGCCCTTCCAGGTGCCCTTGTCGGAGCCGAGGGCCTTGGTGATGCCCTTCTTGACGGGCTTGAATGCCTTCTCGGCGAGGGTGGCGAGGCCGCCGCGGACTGCGTCGGAGCCCTTCTTGAGGACGCCGCCGACCTTGGAGGCGATGCCGGAGCCGATGTCGGAGAGGGAGCCGAGGATGCCGCCTTCGGCGAACCCGAACTGGGCGCGGGCGAGCGCCGGGTGGGTGCCGCGCATGGCGGCCTGGTTCATGGCGTGGAGGCGCTGGCGTTCGAACGGGTCCCGCATCACCTCGGACACGTAGACGCCTTCGCCGCGGCGCATGGGCACGAGCTGGTCGTCACCGTCCCGCCACGTCGACCAGCCGGGCAGGATGCCGCCGCGGGCGAAGCCCTTCGGCATGGACATCTTGCTGAGCTCCGGCACGCCCGGGATCTTCGCGGCGGTCTTGTTCCAGACGGAGACGATGCCCTTGTTGTAGACGACGTCGATCCAGAACTTGATGGGGGCCTTGACGAGCTTCTTGATGCCGTCCCAGACCTTGCCGACTCCGTCCCGGATGGTGCGGAACATGTCCTTGAGCTTGTCGCCGAACTTGGAGACGCCCTCCTTGACCTTCTCCCAGGCGCCGGACGCGATGGACTTGACCCGGTTCCAGAACGAGTCCCAGATCTTGACCGCGCCGTCCTTGAGGCCGCGGAAGAAACCGACGACGCCGTCGCGGATGGTGCGGACGATTCCCTTCAGCCAGTTCCACAGCTTCCTGAACCAGCCGACCGTGCCGTTGACGATGTCCGGGATGATGCTGTGGCCGAGGAGCTTGTCCCACACCCAGTAGAAGCCGTCGAAGACCAGCTTCACACCCTTGGTGAGAATGCCAACGAACTTGTTGATCCCACCGATCACCCTGTTCATGATCGGCACGAGGAAGCTGATCGCCCCGGCCAACACCTTCGTGAACAAGCCGGCCAGCATGACGATCAGAGGCATCAGCGGGGTCAGCACCTGCATCGCCAACCGGATCAGCGACAAGGTGAGCTGCGTCAGTGGCGGAAGCAGCGGCAGCAGGCCCACCAGCAGCTGCGGGAACATCGGCACCAGCTGCGCGAACAGGCGTCCCACCATCTGGAAGACCGGCACCAGGCCCTGCACGATCGGCACCAGCGCCGACACCAGCACGCCGATGACCGGGGCCAGCATGTCCCCCAGCGTCTTCATCATCGGGGCGAGCGCCTTCACGATCTCCGCGATCAGCAGGCCGATCGGCTCCAGCAGCGGCAGCAGCTGCACCGCCACATCGGCGATCACTCCGATCACATCGCCGATGACAGGCATCAGCGCCTCGACCACCGGCATCAGCGCCTCGCCCAGCTTGGAGAAGATCTCCGCAAGGACCGGGCCGAGCTGGTCGGCAAGCTTCACAATGACCGGCGACATCTCCGCCAGCAGCGGCAGAATCGCCTGCAGGGCTGCGCCGAGCGCGCCGGCCAGCAGGCCCGCGACAGCATTCAGCGCGCGGAACACCTCCGTCAGCGCGGCCTGCATCTCCGGGAGTTCGATGACCCTGCGGATCTCTGCGAGGGCGGCGCCGATGACGCCGAAGAAGTCCCCGCCCGCCGCACCGGCGGCGCGGAAGATGCCGGAGAAGATGCCGCCGAGGTCTGAGAGGACGCCACCGAACTGGACGGCCACGTCGAGGGCCGTGCTGATGGCCTTCTCGACGCTGCCGTCCTTGAGGCCTTCAGCGAGGCGGGCCATGGCCCGGTCCATGGAGGCGGCCAGGCCGCTGGTCATGCGGTCGAACGCGGGCTGCGCAGCGATGGACAACTGGGCGAACCCGGTGACGAGCTGGCCGGGGACGCGGGACAGGTTGCCCAGGTTCTGGCGCAGGCCGTCGAAGACCTGCCCGAGCTGGCCGGTCTTCTCCAGGTTGGAGACGGCGCCGAGGGCTTCCTTGCCCATCCGGTTCAGCTCGTCCGCGGCGCCCATGAGGCCGGTGCGGACGGTCGGCAGGATCTGCGTGCCGACCTGGTTGAGGCGCGTGCCCAGGCCTGCAAAGAGGGTGTCCTGTACGTCGAGCCGCATTGCGCCCCAGGCGGGCGCCATGCTGCGCACGGCGTCGACGAAGGCGCGAGCGTTCGGCGACAGCTTCGCCATCGCCTCGTCCAGCTTGCTGGTCTGCTCGGCGGCGCTGGCTTGGGCTTCGGCGACCTGTCGGGCCGCGTCCGCGACGGCCTCCTGCGCGTCGGCGATCTGCCGCTGCCCCTCCAACTGCGCCTTGGTGACGACGCGCTGGGCTTGGATCAGGGCGCGCTGCCGGTCCGCGACCTGCTGGTCGGCG